AGTCAATCGCTCTTCCTTCTCTCTAGACTTTCTCTCTCTAAACATGTATTTTTAGTATTTTCTGTAAATATGCAATAATTATATTGCATTAATGTTGTTAACTTTAATTATGTTAGCTGCAGGAGATACATACCATTTGCATGACACTGAATTACGATACTTCACTTTAAAATTAGATATGATAATTAGCGATTAACAGTTCTGGAATTCTAAATATATTTCGGCACACAGCCGCTGCGCGCGGGTTTTCTCAAGATGTTCAAGTATGTGTTTTCTGTTTTCTCGTAATTAGATTGTTGGATCAGTTAACAATTGGTCTAAGTTGTCCATTTCACGATAACTCATAACGATTTACAAATCGTTCTTTAATTGAGGCTCGAATCTTCTCAATTTGGGTTTAAATTGTGGTACTAAAGTACCACTTACATAACTTCTATTACTTCCTTTAATTTTTAATTATATTATTAATATTGGACAAATATCTCAAAATGCTATATTTAACAACTTAAAACAACAAGACCTGCTAGTGGACACAGCTGTTTTCCATTATCATATTGGCGACGTGGCTGAACCACATTCAAGTATTTAACCTTATCTCTTGTCAGGTCTAGCACATACGTGGACGTATCTCATTGGTCCTTTGAGATAGTACAATTTCAATGCAAAAACTCGACTAGTCACATTCCACTAATGTGACAGCCTCTTCAAAAGTCTATAAAAACATGGAATTATCATTATTTTATTGGCCATCAACAATTAATGGAGTCCAGAACTAACAATATTGCATATACGGACGTCGGATAGGACTGAATTTCAGCTGTCAAATGAAAAAACAGAAGTTACGCTGTTGTTTCCCTCCACGGTCGATCAAAAATTGTCGATGCTTTTGGGAAAGTGTCTCAGAATTGACCACGTCATCCTCCAATACAGGAACCAAGTCCCTGTAAATGCAACTGGTCATGTGGTCATAGAAATGCACGACACAAGGTTACACGAAGGTGACTCGAAGCAGGCTGAGTTCACTATACCCATAGGGTGCAACTGCAACATACACTACTACTCCTCTTCCTATTTCTCCCCCAAAGACCCAAATCCATGGAGAGTACTGTACCGAGTGGACGACACTAACGTGGTAAATGGAGTTCACTTCTGCAGGATGCAAGGAAAATTAAAGATGTCATCTGCAAAACAGTCCTCGGAGATAACATTTAAATCCCCCAAGATTGAAATACTGTCAAAGGCGTATAACATGACCCACATAGACTTCTGGCATGTGCCTCAATCCAAGGTATCAAGGAAACCAGTCCAAGCCCTATCAAACATGAGGTCACAGTCTTCCAGATACACTACAGATGCCATTCCACAAGGGCATACTTGGGCTTCCGCAAGCACAGTCGTGAACCAATTGAACGAGGAATACCCATATAGACATTTGCATCAGCTACAAGATGCAACTCTCGATCCAGGCCCTTCGGCGTCGGAGGTTGTTGCAGGAAGCAACAAAGTAAATGACGATGTAATTAATATTATTAAAAAAACAGTTGAACTATGTATGGAAGGGAGTAATGTATCTTCAAATGCAAAGCAAATATAATTTTATTTATCCAATGTAGTTCAAATCGTACTTTACATACGAATCTGCAGTTACATTTGTGTCACAAAGCCAAATAATAAACTATGAGAGCATTCTTAGATACGTTGCTGTACCGGCCACTTGGCTCAGAATCAGAGGTATCTTTAAATGACACCCAGAACGGAAACCTATTAAACTTAACAGGATATTAAACTTAAAAACATGGGTCGGAAGGGAGCTGTTAACAACAACTTTCTTCTGGTAAACTGGACTAAACCTACTCCTATGAATATCCCTAACACGTAATGAGGAGCATGCCATCTTCTCCAGACCAAATAACTCCGGAAATGGCACAATAGGCTCCACAGCGGAGAACTGACATGGTCGCTTGTCACGTACAACAGCTGTGCAATATATGCCATGGATACCTTGACTTGCTCCAGTGGCACGCTGTTCCAGATGTCTCACAGCAACTGAACCAGAAACATTAAATCCCAAAATCTTGACAAATGCGTCAAGACGGTTACCAAATTCCGACCGACTAAGAGGAGGATAACTAATATACGACACCTTCGAAGTGTTATTACCAAGAAGATAGTCAGAACCATCATGCACTTCCTCAATAGTTTTACGGCTCTTGTTACCTGAAGAAGACTGGTCGGAAAATAAATTCCTCCGAACTGTACTTCTAATTGGTCGCCGGACAGAGGTGGTACTACCAAAGGGCATTCCATATACACGGTTGCCAACCCTCCTGCCAAAGTAATTGGCGTAGGGATAATTATAACGGACATAGGAACCGCCGGAGGAGGGGTTCATGTTTAAGCAAAAGGTCGTCTAATAGGAACTCTCATGCTATTTCACAACAACAAATGACGCCATAACATCACATTTATAGTCAGAATAAATACACTGCAAATCAATTGGATATGTAACGCGTGTTACGATTCAACGGCTATGATTTTCCCAGTGGGGCTGAGATGTCAGTGGTGGGACCACTTGAAAAAAATCGCGGCCATCCGGTAATATTATACGGATGGCCACGATTGGATTTTGAATTTTGAATTACATTTACTAAATTACAATTATGCCATTTGGTGTCCAGGTATAAATAAGACACCAGCACCCGATTGCATAGCCAAGTTTGAGAGACACCGATTGACC